GGTTTATTCTATCAACATGGACGTTTAGGTTATTTAGATTTAGACATCATGGAAAGTAGATTAAAAGAAGAATTAGCGAAAAAAAATGAAACAGAAGACCAAGAAAGTATTGACACAAGCGAAAAATAATGTTATAATTATGGTGTTAAATTTATAGGAGGAATATTATGGCTAAAGAAGAGTTAAAGCAAATGACAAACAAAGTAACTATCCAAGGCGTACTCGTTGATAATCATATGAGTATCAAGGTAGACAACAAGGGTAGACGTTATTTATCAGGAGCCGTAGAGGTAAAAGTAGATAATGATTATATTATACCAGTTGATACATTTGCCTATGAATTAAAATCTAATGGAGAAAAAAGTGCAGTATATGACAGACTAGCTAAAGTAATAGACTGGCCATCTGCTCGTACTGTAGGCGCTAACTCAGCACCAAGAGTTACAATCACAAATGCCAGAATAGAAGATAACAGTTTCTATAGCGAAAAAGACGATCGTATCGTTAATAATTGGCGTATTGGTGGAGCGTTTTTCAGAACAGCCGCTAATGATGCTAAAGGCATTAATGAATTTGAGGTAGAAGGAATAATCTCATCTATCAAAGAAGTATTAGATAGAAATGGTGAATCTACAAACACTTATCAAATTAAACTTTTAAATGTAGGATTTGGTGAAAAAGTAAATGAAATTACTTTCACTTATGATGATCCTGAGGCTATTAAATATATCAACGACAATTATAATGTTGGAGATAAGGTAACCTTATGTGGACAAGTTGTTTATACTCAAACTGAAAGAACAGTAAAGAAAGAATTAGGTTTTGGAGAACCAGTAACCGAAACTTATACAAATACTGTAAGATTATTAAAGATTACAGCAGGAACAGAACCAATGAGTCCAGAAGAAAGTGGTATTGCACTAAAAGATTTACAAACTATTCTAGTAAAACAAAATAATATTATTAAAGAAAAAGCAGAAGCTAAATCTCAAGCAGGAGCTGCGAAGACACCAGCTGCTAGTGTAAATAATTTATTATTCTAATAGGAGGAACAAATGGCGTTAGATTTGCTAAAAGTTGAACCTCATAGGGTTAAAGCTGGGGTTCAAGGAAAAATGTTTTTGTTCTATGGCGGACCAAAAACAGGGAAAACAGTAACGGCTTGTCAATTTGACAGACCATTATTACTAGCATTTGAACCAGGGTATAATTTAATTGACGGCATTGAAGCTGTTATGGTTACATCTTGGTTAGATATGAAGAATTATATTAAACAATTAAAGAAACCAGAAGTACGTGAAAAATACAATACAATTATAATTGATACTGCTGATTTAATGTGGAGTCTTTGTGAAAAGTTTATTAAAACACAAAAAGATATAGAAGACTTAACTGACTTAGGTTTTGGTAAAGGTTATAGAGCAGTAAGAGATGAATTCCAAGAAGCAATTACAGGTCTTGGACAAATGGGTTATACATTAGTATTTATTTCTCACGCTGAGAAAAAAGATTATGTTGATAGTTTAGGAGTATCACATAGTGGTATTACACCTACTTTAGATAAAAGACCTAAGGAAATTTTATCTGGATTAGTAGATGTATTATTATTTGTATATGAAAAGAAGCAAGAAGGCGGAGGTAATGTTAGCACAGCTTTATTAAGAGGTGGCGTTTACGGCGACACTGAAATAGAAGCAGGATCTCGTTATGGAGAAGGATTACCAGTAGAAATTCCATTTAATTATAATGAATTAATCAAGGCAATCCAAAGTGCTGACGAAATAATGTTATCTAATGGTATCCAAATATCAAAAGAAAACAAGACAGTTTTAGAAACTGTTAAAGAAGAAAAGTCTGTCAATGAAAAAAGAAGTTTTGCTGACGTATATCAAGAAGTAACTACTGTTATTAATGGACTTAAAGAACGTATGAGCGCAGGAGAAGATGATCTTAAAGATAAATTAACTGCAATCATAGAAAGTTATTTAGGCGCAGGAAAGAAAATTACAGAAGCTACTCCAGCACAACAAGAATTAGTTGAAGCCGCTCTTGCAGAAATAAAGGAACTTTAGGCGGAACATATCCGTCTTTTTCCCTTTATGGCTGATAATAAAAGAGTATGCCCATATTGTAAGGTTACTTTTAATATAGACAAAGAAGATTATATTAAAGTAAAAACACGATATGCGCACACAGCTTGTTATGAAAAACATCAACAAGAGGCTCAATCTTTAAGAGAATTAACAGACTATATAAAAAAGTTGTACGCCCCCTATGAACCTGATTGGGGATTAGTTGGTATGCAAATTAAAAAATACAAAGACGAAGGTATGACTTATTATGGTATGAGATATACCTTAGAATATTATTATATAGTAAGGAAAAATAAAATAGACAAGGATGCGGGTATAGGCATTATCCCTTATCAATATAAAAAAGCTCAGTCATATTACGCTAATCAAAAAGGTATATATGCGAAAGCAGCAAAAATAAGGGAGTCTGATATGGACGTAGTTCAAAAAGAAGAGGTCATTATCATAGAAGCCAAACCCCCTGAAAAAAAGTTAATAGATTTTACTTACTAGGAAAGAGGGAAATATGTATAATGAAAGAGCGATACGTAAAGTATTAACTTGTTTATACAACGATAACGATTTAATAGTATCTCCAGAGCATCCTTTCCGTTTAGAAGATTTTGCACTAAAAAAATACCAAGCTATATATTCGGCATTATATAATCTATATGCCTTAGGTAATAACAAAATAGATATAAGTGATATAATTGCTTATTTTCAACAACAACAAGTTATTTATAGCAAATTTGTAGAAGACGGAGGCATGGACGTATTATATGAAATATGTAATGATAACACGGCTCCTAATTTTGACTATAATTATTCTTTAATAAAGAAATATAGTCTTATAAATGATTTACAAAAGAATGGTATAGATATTAGTGATATATATGATGTTACCCTTCCTGCTGACAAATTAGAAAAACAGCTAGCAGAATTTAATGCTATGGAAGTAGAAGATATCTTCAAACATTATAATATTAAACTTAATGCCATACAAAATAAATATGAGGTCTTTTTAGAAAAGACTTGTATTAAAGCAGCTGACCATATAGAGGAATTGTTAAAACAGTTACAGACAGTTCCAGAAGTTGGGTTACCTTTATGTGGTGGTATATACAATACAGTTACCAGAGGAGCCAGATTAAAAAAACTATATATAGATTCTGGTTCTTCTGGTTCTGGTAAATCAAGACGTATGGTAGGTAATGCTTGTAATTTAGCTATCCCTATGTATTATGATACCACAACTGAAGAATGGATTAATACATCATGCAATAATAAAGTCTTATATATTACAACTGAGTTAGAACATGCAGAGGTCCAGACATTAATATTAGCCTATATGACAGGAATTAATGAGGAAAAAATATTGAACAACAAATGTTCTCAAGAAGAAAAAGACAGACTAGATTTAGCAGTTGCTTATCTAAAGGGTAATAACAACATTATAATTGAATATCTCCCTGACCCAACTTTGATCTCTGTGAAGACAATGATTAAAAAACACGCTTTACAAGACGATGTAAAATATGTATTCTATGATTATATACATATTGGAGCAGGTTTAGTTGCAAATAGAGATAAATTAATGAGAGATGATGTTATTCTATTATTATTAACTAATACATTAAAAGAATTAGCTAATGAACTTGATATACATATTTCTACGGCTACTCAGTTAAACGGAGAGTACGAAGAAAAAGAAGTAAAAAATGAAAACTTAATAAGAGGTTCTAAAGCCGTAGCCGACAAAGCAGATATAGGGGCTATAACGTTACGAGTTAATGAAGCCGAAAAAGATTTAGGTAGAGCATTGGCGATAAAAATAGGAACTTTAGAACCAAACTTTATAACTGATATATATAAAAACCGTCGTGGTAAATGGACGGGTATTAGAATATGGAGGAATATAGATTTAGGTACTTGTCGTACAGTAGATTGTTTTGTGACGGATAGACAAAATAACCTTATAGAAGACTTCGATGAGATGCATATACAAATTAAGCAACTTAATTATAAATCAGGTTTTGCGGTAGTACCTGAAAGAAAGGAATAAAAATGGCAGCGGAAAATCCTTTAATCAAAAAGATGAACAGCTCGGATATAATTAGATTAATGGAAAAACTAGGTGTGCCTGAAAGTATGATAAAATATGGGAATAACAGTTTAATATTCCCCACTATTTGTCATAATGAAATGAGTAATGATCCTTCACATAAGCTGTATTATTATGAGGCAACAAAAAGATTTTATTGTTATACTAATTGTAAAAGTATGAGCGTGTTTGATTTTATTATTAAAGTATATCAAACAAGAGGATATAAAATAGAATTCCGTGAGGCATATAATATCTTAGATGAAATTGTAAGCAAACGTATTAAAAACGGCTTTGCTATATTGTCTAATCCTAAACCTTTAGTGCCGGATAAAATAGAAAAAAATTGGGAAGAACAACTACCAGTTTATAATCATCATATTTTAGAATGTTTTACTCAACAACCAAGATTTTTAGATGTGTGGATGAGCGAAGGAATAGATTATGATGTTTTAGTTGAATTCGGTGTAAGGTTTGATATGGTTAGAAATAGAATAGTATTCCCTATATTAGATAGAAATGGTAGATTAGTTGGGATACGTGTTAGAAATTTCAATCAAGAAGATTTAGATTCTGGAAGAAAATATATGCCATTGTGGCATAATGAGGAGCTGTATAACTGTCCTAAAATGATGGTGGTATATGGCTATTATCAAAACAAGGCTGTCATTAAGAAATTAAAAGAAGTTATAGTATTTGAAGCCGAAAAATCAGTTTTAAAATATGGCTCTTGTTTTACCCAAAACAAATCAGTTGCTGTTGGAGGAAGTTCGTTCAGCCAATATCATGGTATTATTTTAAAAGATGCCGGAGTAACTAAAATCGTTTTAGCATTTGACAATGATTATAGTGAAGACGGCGATAAATATTATGGGTTAAAAAAGATGATAAAAGAAGCCAAGAAAATCCAAGATATGGGGTTTGAGGTAGAAATAATTTATGACTGGGACCAAGAATATCTCGGTAATAAAGATGCACCCATAGATTTGGGAAGAACTGTTTATTCAAAACTATATAGAGAAAGAAAGAAGTTGGCAGAAGTTATAGAACTATATGAGGAGGACACTAATGAAGTACCAACTACGGAACAAGAATTTTAATAACGAAACTCCTGAACTAGCTCTAGAAGAACTGCTTAAAGATAGAGGTATTAAACAACCTTATGAATGGCTTCATCCAGATGAAAGCTATGAGCATTCTCCTTGGTTATTTCAAGATATGGTTAAAGCCGTAGCATTATTAAATAAACATATAAAAAATAACGAAAGCAAAATTTTAGTCGTAGTTGATAGTGACTTAGATGGTTATACTAGCGGCGCTATTATTATGACTTTATTATCCAATATACATAGAGACCAAGAAATACAATATGTATTACATCCAAACAAAGAACATGGCATAGTATTGGCAGATATCCCTGATGATACAACATTAGTTATCGTGCCTGATGCCGGTAGTACTCAAACTGCCGAACATTTAAAACTAATGAGTGATGGTATGGATTTAATTATATTAGACCATCACGAATATATACAAAATTTTGATTATGGTGAATATACACCTCAAATTGCTATAGTTAATAGTCAAGAACCAAATTATCCTAATCCAGCGTTATCTGGTGCAGGAGTAGCCATGAAATTTGTGCAAGCATATTATGAGAAATACGGGGGAGCATTTCCAAATAAATTATATGCCCTAGCAGCTTGTGGTATTATCGCCGATGTAATGGATATATCATATTTAGAAAATAAACAAATTATTACAAAAGGTCTTAGATTTTTACCTGAGCATGCATTTTTATATCAACTTATAAAAGATGCTCACTATAATTTAGAAAACCCAACCCCTACAATAAAAGATATAGGTTGGACAATAGGACCAAATATCAATGCTATTATTCGTTTAGGAACTCAAGACCAAAAATACATTATCTTTAGGTCATTAATAAATCCAACGCGTTTAGTACCTTCGACCAAAAAAGGTGAAGACGAAGAAGTACCAATTTATGAAGAGGCTGTACGCTTATGCAAAAATGCCAAAAAGCGTCAAACTACTGCCGTGGATAAAAGTATAAAAATTATAGAAGATAATATAGAAATAAAAGATAATGATAAAGCTATAGTTTATGTTGATGAGG